AATGAAAAAAGAATACATCTTATACGGCAGAAAAGTTTCTTCATTTTGTTACTTCTTTTTCGAGAAGTAACTCAGGTCCACCATTATCAGAAATTTCTACCTTACGTGATTTCTTATGCTCAGGAATAATCCTTTCTAGGAAAATCTTAAGCATACCATTCACCATACTTGCATTGTTAACAACTACCTGATCATCAATCGCGAAGCTGCGAGTGAACGCACGAGTAGCAATTCCTTTGTACAGGAATGCTTGTGTGTCATCTTTAGCCTCACCTTTGACAACCAACTTGTCGTTATCAAGAGTAATCTCAATATCTTGTTTGCCGAAACCAGCAACTGCCAATTCAATGACATACTTGTTTTCGTCAGCTTTGTAGATATTGTATGGTGGATAGTTTGGAATGTTCTTGGTCATCTCATCATGTAGTTGCAACATACGTGACCAGTGATCATCGAAACCAACAAATAGTTTATCGAAGTCTTTCCCGAAGACTTGTGGTAACAATGTCATTTGAACCTCCTTACTTCTTTGCAGAAGTAAACTTAGTGAATTCTGCAGTGATAACATCAGCTGCATCGAATGTTGCTTTGGCAACAGACTTAGCGAAAGATGTTTCTACATCCACTAAAGTTTGAAGCGCATCAGCCATAGTCTTGTCTTGAACATAGTTCTTAACGAAGATGGACTTAGCACCTTGAATGGTATCAATAGTTGTGTTTGCGATATGTAACATTGAGTTCTCCTTAAGTTAAGCGAGTAAATTGAAATTCGCCACCCCAAATGGGCATGGCAGTTTTAGTCGGCTTTTATCGTAGTTACCGACTAACTACGTTCCCATCCCTGGGACAATTCTATTTAGGCAGCTTCTGCTTTCTCTGCTTCCGCTTTTTGCATTTCTGCAACTTGAGCATCGCCTTGCTGTTTGATTTTACCAATCAGTGCAACGACCTCTTCAAACGGATGCTTACCCAATACGCGAAGAATAGTATTAACTTCCTCTACTTTCAATTCAAGATTGATCATTTCGTTTCTTTCCTATGTTATATTTAGGTACAAGTTCCCACTGTTCCTTCTCCTTAAAGGAGACCACTTTAATCTGCGACAGAGATGCTTTTTGCTCTGCTCTTGAAGGATTGATAATCTTTAACAATTCCCAATCTTGCAAAAGCGAAGCGATAGCATTCCTGCGCTCGATATCACCGCTAGTGATATTCGATTCTTTTCCGTCCAATGCAAATAGTTCTTTGAAATGGACAATGAAATACCTTCCCTGCTTATGTAGAATATGGCAGGACTGGTAAAGTTTGTTTTCTTTTCTGGAGGCAATCCCGATACGGGTCAGAGTCTCACGCACTTTGAGGAAGTTGTCTGGTTCGATCAAGTTCACTTCAAGCATTGATTCTGGCGTCCAGTCATAATAAATCATCTCGACTGTCATTATTTTCCACCTTTTTTTAATTTTTCTTCAATAGTATTTAACTGCTCCTCAGAGAGTAATCGGGCAGCTTCCTTAGCCTTCTGGCTGGAGTAACCGAAATACTCTTTGACCAAGAGAATCGCCTTCGTGTCTTTGTCCTTTTTTGCCCAAGGACTAAACCTCTTCTTCTTGGATATACTATTTAGTAAAAATAAAAATTGCCAATCCCGTGGGGTATCGTACCTACTGTTCATCTGATTGGCTTGAAATACTGTGTCGTGGAAAAATGATAACCCTTTATTGACCATAAAAGGGCTATAATCTTTGGTTGCTTGGGGATCCTCCCTAAACAAATTCTCCTTGGTTTCTGTTATCGCCTTTATGAAGTCAAATGGATTCATCGTATCCAGCCTCCCTCATATTCTGATGGGAAGCTGCGAACCTCTTATTGGGGAACATCTTCTTCAGATTTTCCCCAAGTTCTTTCTGGTTTGTAGACTGAGTCAGAAACCTATTCGTATCTTTCTCATACACCAAGAACATATCACCATGCTTCTCTATGGTGACGAGCATAAGATTGCTCTTAACTTCTTCCATTTCTTGCGACAAACGCTGAACCAAGTTGTCCATTTTCTTGGTCGCAAGATGTTCTCTGAACCTATATCCCCAGACAAAAGCAACAACCAATCCTAGTAAATAAAGTATTATGTCCATGTTATTTAAATTTACATTGCATCATTATCTCAGTGAGAGCAGCCATAGTATTTATCTCTTGATCTGCGACGAATGCAGACTTGTACTGATAATCCGCCAAGATAATTACTAGAGCAGGAATTGTGCTCGCCTCAAGATGTTGTGTTGCTGTGTTAAATAACTCTCTGAACAATGTTGCGCAGTCTGAATCTGATTGCTTAGCAACCCACTTACGAACTTCTGTAAAGTTTTTCTCTTTTAGCTGCTTAACAAGTTCAGTAAATGAATCCGCAGTCATATTGACAAGGATATCCGAGTCAATCCTACCTGCTACTGAGTAGCGTTGAAGTTCGTTTAGAATCCTGCGATAGTCTGGGAAGTGTTTCGTGATTAGTTCAGCAACTACTTTGGAATCAAACTCAATGTTTTCTGTCTTAAGAATCTGAGAAACTCTTTTAAAAAACTGAGCTGCGATGGTTTGCTTCTCTCCAGAATCAATCTTAAATTCAATAACAGCACACCGACTATGTAATGGTTCAATGATTCGATTCTTAAAGTTACATGTGAATATGAAACGACAGTTAGAAGAAAACTCTTCAATGAAGTTTCTCAATGCAGGCTGAACAGATTGAGCATTCATATAATCTGCTTCATCTACAATAACAACTTTCCTAGCATCTGTCAGGGAAACAGTTGATGCAAATGATTTGATCGTAGTTCGCAGAGTGTCAATACTTCTACCCTCATCTGATCCATTGATCATAATATACTCTGCGCCAATCTCATTACACAATGCTTTGGCTGCAGTTGTCTTGCCTGTACCTGCGCTCCCACTAAACAAAAAAGAGGGGAGTTCCCCTTGTGTGATATATTCCTTAAATGTTTTCTTTATAGATTCTGGCAGGATACAATCATCAATTTTCTGTGGGCGATATTTCTCTACCCACAGAAAATGTTCGTCACGGGATTCAATCATAATTTAGTCTTTCAAAAATTGTAACAAAGATGCCGTTGATACTTCTTTCTCTGGAAGATACTTTCCATTAGTTGCAATATAACAATCAGCATGGTAAGGACGAACATCGTTTCCGTGTTTTTTATCTCTTACTGATTTCATATATGCTTCAGCAAGATATCCTTCTTCTTTACAAACAACACAAACAAATTTAGTCAGTGTTTCATATCCATAAACTGTCATGTGTTTTGGATATTCAGGAGATTTCCTCCACAACTTTCCAATCACTTCTCTCAATTTTGTCATAATATATTCTCAAGTTATTACTCAAAGGAAGAATCAGATTCTACGGCAACATAATATACCAGATCCCCTGCGGTGGATTTAAAACGAGAAATTTTCTTACTCGAGATTGTGACAATATAATCGCCAGGGAGCATCTTGAGATTGTCAACTTTGATATTTGCCTTAAACTTCTTGGCAGAGTTTCCAGCGAAACATGAATACGTATTGCCAGTCGCATTCTTCTTATCGCCAACCTGAAGATTAATGCTTGTGCCATCACCTACTACCTGCAGATCTTCTACTTTGAGAACAGATGCAGTTCTGCTAATCATATTGAGCATGGTAGCAGTTAGAGTGAATTCAATATCTGCCTCTGGGAAATTGATCTTGTTCTTAGGAACAGTCAGAACACTAGGATCTGCAGCAAAGAATTTGATACTGCTGCCACCTTCTTTAATTACGACATACTTGTCTTGAAAATCTAGATCTGGATCTTCGAACAGTGATAGCGCACCAAGGAATTCATTGAGATCATAAATGCCAAAGTCTTTCGGGAAGTTCTCTGTTACTTTAGTATCAGATACTACATTCTTCTGACCAGAGATAGTTGATACTTCGCTGCCTGGTTTGATCAACAGATTGGTATTGATGCTGGCGAAGTTCTTAAATAAGTTCACTGTTTCTTTACTAAGTTTCATTGGGTATTTCTCCTATCAAATTATATAATATGTATAACAAATCACTTCTTATCTGCGGAATACTTCACATCATGCTCATATAAAAACATCAAGCAACACATTGCATGAGCCAAGTGATGCATACCTGACTCTGGATCAATTACCTCTCCTTCTTTATACGCCCACAAATGTCGTTGAAGCGCATCAAAGTATCTGCGCTTGGAATCTGGAACATGCTTCCAGTTATCTGGTTCGTATTTCTCTGCCCCAAAGGTCAACACATCTACCGTAGCTCTTAATGCGAGTGGTGGAAGCAAACCGTATTGGGGTTTACCTCCATCAAATTTACGACCACCAGTGGTTGCTGTTTGGGATTCTTTTACGATATCTTTCTTTTTAAGAATCATTCGACCTCCAAAATGTTATCGAGTCTGGACTCTCTACGGAAAATCCAGACTCAACCATCTTAGATGCGGCTAAATGCTTCTGCGCCAAGAACTTGGTTAGCGACAGAGATCATCTGGCGCGATGGTTTGCCCAGACGATACTTCATGGTCTCAGTGCCATCACGCAGTACTGCTTTGTTACCATAAACGCAGTAACCTTGATTGCGCAACTGGTAAACTGCATCATGCGGATTCTTCAAACCGAAAGAACCAGCGATCTGCTTTGCTGTTACTTCGTTGCCTTTTTGAAGGAAGTTCAAAAGTTTTGATTGTTTAGACATCAGTTATTTCTCCATAGTATAGCCATCATAAAAAAACTGGGCGAGGGGATGGCAATACCCCCACCCAGGATGGAATCAAACTGGGATTCCATTCTCTCTAAGGATTTGATTGAAATCCTCAACATCTTGGTCAACAACATCAGACTCTTCAATTAGTTTCTCTAATCGAGTTTGATCTGTTGTCTTTGTTGCAGGTTTAACAGCTTTAGGCTGCTTAACTTTAACGACTTTAGGTTTAGCTACCTTAACAGTCTTAGAAGTCAACTGCTTGGTGTAAGCAGATAACTCTGCCTCAGTAGGAACTGGGAGTGCATAAACACCACGTTGTACTTTGTTGGATTTGAATAGCCAGTTAGGATAACCAGTTTTCATTCCACCTTTGGTACGCTTCTTAAGTAATTCTTCGTGGATTGCAATAACTTCTTTCAAAGAGATGCGACCACTTTTCTTAAGTGAAGGAGTGTGCTCAATAAAAGAAACGACACACTTCTTCTGCGATAAAGAAAGATCTGCAAATTTTAACATAATAAAGTTCCTTTTCAAGTGTAAGATAATATTATACTACAATAATGATTTAAAGTAAAACTTAGATTGCACTCTGTTGCTCGGGCTGTTCCGCAGGAGTTTCAGCAGACGGAGTAACTTCTGGCTGCGGATTTGCAACTTTGTCATACAGATCAATAAACGCAGACTTAGTTGCAACATCGAAACGATTGCAGCAAAGTTCAACTGCCTTGTTACGATTCTTGAAGATTGCATATGCACGAACAATATGCAACATACGTCGAGTCGTAATCGTTTCATCGACACCACCATCAGCAAAAGTGCGACGAATAGCATCAGCCCACTTGACTAGAGTATCAGCAAACTCTTCATCAAGACAATTGAAAGATTGCATCAAGTTCTTGATAATTTTTACTTCTACTTTAGCAGTAGGATACTCCTGGTCAAACGTAACAGCAAATCTTTCCAGGAATGCTTCGTTGAGAATGTTAGTACCGATGTAACGACCATCGTCACTACCCTTACCTTTGGTATTTGCAGTCGCGATGACATTAAAACCAGCAGCAGGAATGATCATCTCATTCTTAAGTTTGAAGTAATAGGGTTTGCCTTCGAGAATCGGCTGCAAGCAAAGCAAAGTATTTGCCGAGCCAGCATCGATCTCATCTAGCAGTAACGTAATACCCTGACGCATAGCGATCAGTACTGGTCCTTCAACAACTTCCACGTTGCCGTTGGTCAAAGTTTTAGAACCAATCAACTGATCTTCGTCAGTCATCATATTCAGATTGACCCTGATCAACGGACGCTTATGCTTTGCGCAGATCTGCTCCACCATGGTGGACTTGCCGTTGCCCGTAGGTCCAGAGATATATGCAGGGTAGAAAAGACCCTCTTTGATAATGCTCTCTAGATCTGAATAGTTTCCAAAAGGCACGAAGTTTGGATCCTTCACAGGAATCAATTCTTTCGTGTTTGAATAGTCTACAACAAATGATTCTTTGACATCTGTTTTCAAAGCAGTGTTCCCTACAACTTTGGGTTGATTACCACCAGGGATTGCATACAAGCCACGACCGACTCGGTCAGTCATTAACCAGACTGGCCAATAGTCAAGGTCATACTTCTCCCTGATATGAACTACTTGTTGACGTGAAAAACTACCTGATGCTCCAATGTCAGGAAATTCCTCGAACAGTTTGTCTTGGAAAAACTGCTTATCCTTCTCACTAATTTTTGCCATCACATATCTCCATAATTTATATTACAAAAACAATTATACTACATTCTTGAATTAATGTAAAGTAATAACCCTACGGGGTGCAGGGTTATTTAAAACCCTATGCAACTACGCTTATAAACCGATTCAAGAGAATCCTGCTGGTTCTTTTGTTACTCATGTAGTTTCCAAAAGACTTTGCAATAGACCGCGCAGTCGAATCAGAACTAACTTCCAATGTTTTTTCTTCAATCTTTGTAGATGAACTTGGAATCATGTACAACTCATCGCGACCAGCATTATTAACAAGAGCAAATCCATTGTCCCTAAATTGCTTTTTCCAGTCATCAATCATTAATGACGTGTTACCCTCATACATCGGTAAATTTGAAGATGCTGCCCAATGCAGAGCACGTCTATTATTATCAACAATATGAAATCCTACTGTCCTAATATTGTAACGATCCTTAATCATATTAAGTAACACCAATGTTTGTTGTGTATTGCTGCCACCTATATTATATGTTTTTTGCGTGACGTCATCTTTAATAAGATGTCGCGAAGGACTATACCACTGTTTTTCAGGGTTCCAATAGCGAGCACTCAGAGTAGCGTCAACACCAGGAATAGCATTCAATGTGTTACCCTCGCCATCGGTAAGAGTAATCAAAGAAGTTTTCTCGATGTTATTCTTCTTGATGTAGTCACCAATGTTATGGTAGACCCATACCAGTGCCTCATTTAGCGGAGTTGAGTTTAAACCATATCCTTCCTGACCTACAAGAGTATCAGTTAACAATCTGCGTGACATAGAATTGAATTCAGACGTAGTCATCTCGCTGCTAAAGAACTCTAGTAAACTAAAGTTGGTATTGCTATTGATAATACACTGCTTAGATTTTGCTAGTTCTTCCATATGCTCTTTGAGGCGACTATAACTCTCATTGATCTTAGCAGGATTACTGCGACGATACCTGTCCTCAAAGTGAGAAGACGAAAATGCCAGAACACGATACGGAATACCGATACGCTTGCAGAAAGAAGCAAGAGAAATAACCTGCTCGAGTGTATCATGTAAAACTTTTTGCATCGAGGCAGACCAATCCAGAAGCATAATCATGCCATGGTTTTTTCCTTGCGGTAGAATAGTAACCTGCTTGAAAAGATCCTCATGCAGTTTGTACGCATACAGTTTGTTGAGATTCAAGGCACCAGTCTTGGCTATACGTGCACGTTTGTAGAGTTGAGCTGATTTTTTCATCTCAAACTCTTTAATCAAATAATTTACTGTGCGTGTAGTTTCTGTTACAAATTTATTGTAGTTGTCAAGTTTCTCTTGCGCTCTTTTATGATAGTACTTAATGTCGAAATTTCCATACTTTAAGTATTCAGAAACATAATTTTCATGATACTGAGTGTCGGTCAATGTTTCTTCCAGAATTGTTTTGTAACCAACAACTACATCGCGTACATAGAAATTGTCAAACTTCCAGTAAGTGTATCGTGTTTCTTGATCTGCGAGATCTTCCAGTTTACGCTGCATAGCAGATTCTGTTTTGGACTCAAGATCATCCTCACTCTCAGTTTCACTATACTCTGATCTGTTACCCTGTTTTTTTAGACTGGTATCAGATTCATCTTCCTCAGAAGAATTACGTTCAATGAGTTCGTAGTCAGTATCAGCATCCATGAAGACATACTCATCGTCATCATCTCCACCAATTTCTAGATCATCGATGGACAAAGATTCTTTTTCTTCCTTGTGTTTCTTTAAGGAATACTCATATATGTCTTTGGCTAGTTGAACGACCTCATCAATCGTTTCAGTTCTTTCTGCGCGATCAACAAATACTTTTTCTTCTGGGATAAATTTGACCCCACTGGTCAAACCAACTTTGAAGTAGAGATTAATTTTGTCAACCAAAAGCAGTTCATCCATATTTTGGATCTGGTTGATGCCAAAGAAGTCGCGGTCAATGAGTTGTTTGTAACCATCGCTCATACGTTTCCGCAAACCAGGATATGTACGTTTAATGAGTTTCTCGATGCGAACATCCTCGAGAACATTCATATATGATTTTAGTTTGGGGAATTCT